TCGATGGCCACCTGGTGCTGCCAGTGGTAGGTCAGCGGTGAGAGCGTCACCTCCGGCTCACCCATCTCACCGTCGCGCAGGATGGCCATGGCTTGATCTGACACGCGCTCAGGCAACGCGGCGTTGCGTTTGACCGTAGCCCCGAGGGACAGCTGACCCAGCACAGCGAAGAGTGCGCCGATCGCATTTTCACGTTGGCTCATGACGGTGCCCCTTTGCGGTTGGCTTCATCGAAACGGTTGGCGATGCGGTTGGCCAGGGTGCTGATCCAGCGGCGCGAGCTGCTGTCAATGCCGAATTTCTTCTTCAGGGTCACTTGGGGTACGAGCAAGAACATGGGCACCGTGACCAGCCCTCGACCAGCCGCTTGGGTCTTTTGCGAGGCAGCGGAGAAGCCACCGCGTTGGCCCTGGCGGGCACGCTGGTTTTCTGCGACGAGGAGCGACGGTTGACCCCGGCGGTAGATGAAGCGCAGGCTCTGGCCGCGCATCCGCTCCCAGAGACCTGGCGTCATGCGCTTGCCGCGCGGGCCTTTGCCGGCAGCGGGTAGCGGAATCGCCAGCCAGAAGCCGTCTTTGGAGCGGATAGTCGCGCCCTGGTCATGGGCACCGACGATGACGGGTGCCCGGCTGTAGACCAAGCCCGCCGCCTTGACGCTCATCTGACCCTTGGGGTAGACCTCGCCGCGCCAGGTGTTGGCCAGGCGCTGCCCCAAACCCGCACCAGTGATCTGGCTGCGCAGCTCGGTCTTGAGGCCATCGGTCGCTTCACGGATGGAATGCGTGACCGCCTGCTCAGCAATGCGCACTTCGTCGGCCAGTATCTGGTCCAGATTGCCGGTGAGTGCCGCCATGAGCTTCACAGCGGCGCTCCGGTCAGCGTCCAGATCAAGCGATCCCGATCGGCCAATGGCTCACCCACCACCTGGTAGGTCTGGCCAGCAAGCGTGAAGCGCTCGCCCTCACGGGGAGAGACCACGTCGCGGACCATCACATCGAAACGGTGGGTGGCCAGTGCCAACCGGGTGTCACCGAAAGACTCGACGACATCGGCCTGTTTGGCGATGAACCGCGTGGCGATCTCACGACCATCGGCCAGCCGGTAGGTGCCGGGCACCCCCAGCCGGGCGAAAAGGCGCGAGACTGCCCGCTCAAATGCAACTTGCATCGGATCAGGCAGTCAGCTTGATCAGAACACCCGGGCGGTGGCACATGGGCAACGGGTTGCTCTGCGTGTGCAGATCGGTGCCACGGTCGAACTGACGTGGGGCCTGCTTGGCGTACAGCGACTGGCCCAGGGTGTTGACCGTCTCGTTGAAGTCGGCCGGAGCAAAGTAGGTTCCGAAGGTGTCCACTGTGCCCAGCGGGAAGGCGTGGGCTTCGCCAGCCGCAATGAAGCGGCGGGTACCCAGATCCCCATTGGCCTGCAGGTAGGCGGCCTGGCCCCGGTATTCCTCGAAGGTGACTCCGGCGTAGGTGAAGCCCGAACGCACATCGTTAATCAGCACCGCGCCTTGCTGCCAGTTGGTGTAAGCGGTCTTGACCTCCTTATGGGTGGTCAGCGCCCGGAAGAATTCGGGTGAGCACAGCACATGCACCCCGGTCATGAATTCACCCTGCAGGGCGTCTTCGATCTTGGACAGCAGGTCATAGCAGTGGCCCTTGACCTCGCTGTTGGCATTGGCCAGGTCGAAGTTGACCGACTGCGGCGTGATCTGGAATTCGTTGAACAGGTTGCTGATCACGCTGCCATCGGCGTCCAGGATTTCGCCTTTCAGGGCACCCATGCGCAGGTGCTCAAGCGTGATGGCGTGCTTGTTGCGCATGGTCTCCAGGTGCCGGGCCAGCACACCGGAGATCGCTTCCATCTCGGTTTCCGAGCCGAAAGCGCGGATGCCCTGGACTTCCTCGGGCAAGACCACATCGTCGTGCGGGATGTGCGGAATGACGAAGGAGCGCAGCTTGCGCTTGCCACGCTCTCCGACCGTGCCGGGCGAGCCAGGCGGCTTGGTGGGCAGCAGGTTCAGGCGACCGGCGTACTCCTCCACGATGATCTGGCGGGTGCGCACGGGTTTGGCCGGAAACAGGTTCAGGGCTTCCAGGCGGCCGTAGCGGTTGGGGATGAGGTTGATGGCGGCGGTCAGGCTGGCCATCGAGAAACCAGGGTTCAGAAACGGGTTGTTCATTTGGGGCTCCAAGAATGACGAAACCCGCGCAAGCCAGATGGCCAGGCGGGTTCGGGGATGAAAGACGGGTAGGTTTAGGACGTGGATCAGGCGGAGTCACGCACCAGCACACCGCGCTCGGCCAGCTGCTGCTCATAAGCCGTGCGCTGGGCACCGGTGAGCGCGATCGGCCAGACCAGCGCAGTCTTGGCCACAATGGCGTGGCGGGCGATCAGGATGGCGTCGCTGCGGTCGGCATTGGTGGCATCGATCGCGTTGGCAAGTACCCCGATGGCGGACTCAGTGCCGTCGGTGGCGGCGGGGTCGATGGCGTAGTGCTTGCCATCGCTGACATTGCGTCCGAGCACCGTGCCCAAGGGCAGGTTCTGACCAGCGGCGATGGTGGCGACGTCGCGCGAGTAGCGTTTGGGGGCTTCGTACTTCAAGAGGTCGCCGAGATTGTTTTGTTCGGTGATGGGGGTCATGGTTCAGTCCTTTCTGGAAGAGGTTCGTCAGGCTTGAGCCGTGAGCTTTTTGACGGCGGCCACGATCGGCGAGGCCTCCGGGCGATCGAGGTTTTGGGTACCGGCATCCACGGTGATGGTCGAGCGGATGTCATCGGCCTCAGACCGTGCCGCACGGGCGTCGATCAAGACGCGCCGGACATCGGCCTCGGTCTTGCCAGCGGCGATGAACTCGGCCGCGCGGTCGGGGCAACCGGCAAGCAGACAAACCTCGGCAATCGCCTGGGCAGCCTGGGTCACCTCGCGGCGGGCTTCAGCCACCAGCACGGCGACTTCGTCGGTGCTGATGGTGTCGACGGTCTCGATCACTTTCTCTTCTTCGTTCATGGTCATTTCCTTCTTTAAGGATGCCGCCTCAGCACGGATGACGCCCCGCACCTGAGACGGCGAATGGTTACGGGCGTTGATGAATCGATGGAATTCGGCAAGGGTGGCCCCCAGCGTCTGGAGGCCATCGGCCAGTCCTTGGGCCACGGCATTGGTGCCGAAGAAGAGTCCTGCCTCGGTGGCGCGCACAGCGTCCAGATCCAGACCGCGCATGGCGGCCACGTGATCGGTGAAGATGGAATACAGCCGATCCACTTCGCCTTGCAGCTCGGTCTTGGCGGCATCCGACAAAGGCTCGTGAGGCGAGTAGTCGTTCTTGTGAGCACCTGCCGTGATGGCGGTGAACCGATAGCCATCCTTGGCGTCTTTCACCGACTGGTCGACATGCAGGGCGATGACACCGATGGAGCCGACACCTCCCGTCTCGGTCACGAACAGGCGCTGGGCGCTGGCGGCAATGGCATAGGCTGCCGAATACGCGGCATCGTTGGCCACGGCCCAGACGGGTTTGACCGCAGCCACCTCGCGCACGCGGCGCGCCAACTCGAAGCTGCCCGAGGCTTCGCCGCCCGGGGAGTCGATATCGAGCAAGATGCCGCTGACCTGCGGGTCGACCAGTGCTGCATCCAGCATGGCACTGATCTCGCCGTAGGACGTCAAACCCGAAGCGGCCTCCATACCCAGCGAGCGCTTGACCAGCGATCCATGGATCGGGATCACCGCAATGCCCTCGGGGGCTGCGGTTGCGGGTGGCCGCTGGTAAACGGCCATGTCCATGGAAGGTATGGCAGGAACATCGGCCATGCCGATGCGCTGGCCGACCACGGAGAGGATCACGTCCAGCTTGGGTCGGTGAATCAGCAGGGGCGTCCCGAACAAGCGGGAGGCAAGGTAAGTCATGGTTGGGGATCCTGGTTGTTGGGTGACGCACCGGCAGACTCAGCAGTCGGTGATTCGACAGTTTGTGGTTCACTTGGCTCTGTCGACACTGCAGCCGGCGCCTGGTCATGCCGAGCATCGGAGTCAAAGACCAAACCCAGTGCATCGGCCCGGGCGTTGTCCGCTGCGATCTCGCGATCCACGTCCTCGGCGTCGTAGCCATTGCCGGAGATGGCTTCAGACCGGCTCATGAGGCCCGCCCGGATCGCCAACTTCATGGCGTTGAATTCCTTCTGCGGATCCACCCAGCTCCAGCCCTGTGGAATCCACTTGGCGGCTTGATAGGCGCGGCGGTCTTTGCGGTAGCCGGGCAAGTCCAGCGCACCTTCGAGCAACGCCTGGTCCATCCAGGCGCGCCAGATCGGGCGACACAACTGGTGCACGATCACACCGTGCTGCAGGGCTTCACAGCGGCGGCGGAACTCCAGCAGACCCGCCCGAATCGAGGAGTAGTTCACCTGTGTTAGGTCGCCGGTGAGCATCTCGTAGGTGATGCCCATGGCAGCGGCCACCGCGCGGAACTGCTGACGCATGAATTCGGCGTAAGAACTGCCGACATCAGCAGGGGCTGAGAACTTGATGTCTTCGCCTGGCTCCAGGATTTGCAGCGTGCCGGGCTCCATGCCCGCGAGCGCCACGCCGTTGGCGTCCGCCGCAGACTCACCCATCAGGTTGTCTTCGGGCGCCATGCGAGTGATGAAGCCAGCGAACATGGCAGCGGTTTTCTTGCGGACCAGTTCGGCATCGTCGTACTGGTCCAGCTCGTTGAGCTTCACGAGCGCTCGGGTGAGCCACGGCTCGCCCCGGATCTGGCCGGGACGCAAGGGGCGAAACAGGTGGATGACTTCACTCGCATCGACCCGCACGGTGTCCATGCCACCGCCACCCGCATTGCTCGACATCGGTGCCAGCAGTCCATCATTGGGGTGCGAGCGATACAGGTGGTAAGCCAACCGGCGACCCAGCCGATCGAACTCGATGCCTGAGCGGACGACATTGCCACCGGACAGATCCCGGTTCATGGTGGTTGGCAGATGCTCAGCTTCCAGCACCTGAATCTGCAGCGCCACCGGCAGGCCATCTTCGGTACGGCGGTAGCGCAGCCGAACCAGAGCCTCGCCGCCTTCGAGCATGGCGCGGGTGGCCAGGGCCTGGAGGCCGTAGAAGTCGGTCAGCCCAGCGGCATCGGCCTGCTCGCACCAGTCCCACCAGAGGCTGTGGATGGCTTCTCGCGTAGCCTGGTCTTGCACCATGCTCTGCGGCTTGATGCCAGTACCGATCGCGTTGGCCACAAAGGCTTCGATGCCGGCAGCGGCCCAGGCATTGCGCCGAACTAGATCACGGCTCTTGGCACGGAGTTCGTCTTGGGCCAGCGACAGCGCGGCCACCGCACCGGGGTTGCTCGGCATCCAGGCCAAGGCCCTTCGACCGCCACCGGTCCCGTCATAGATCGGTGTGCCGCCGAACATGCGGCGACGCAGATTTTTGAGCCAGGCCATCAGAGTGCCTTGCTCGTGGTGACTCGGATCTGGCGCGATTTGGGTGCGCCGGATTCACGGGCGATGGAGGCTTCGACTTCGGCAATCGCAGCCTTCAAATCGGCCACGCTGCGGTACTCGATGCTCTTGCCCTCGTAGGTCACCCGGTGCTCGCCACCGGCCAGCGCTTCGCGTAAGGCCTGCAGATGTTCTGGTGTATACGTCATGTTCAGGTCATCCATCGGCTGCGCACCACGCGCCGTGCGGGCGCCGGCGTGCTGCCAGAAGTGCTGAGGCCACCGTCGAATTGCTGTTCTCGGGTGGCCTCGGGGGTTGTGATTTGTTGGGCGTTGAGCGGAGGGCCAACGCCGAGTTGTTTTTCGAGTTCTTGCCAGTGGCGATCCTCGAAACGGTCCAGACCAGCCGCTGCTGCGGCCGCCCGGGCGTACACATAGCAGTCCAGCGCCTCGTTGCGCTCGCGCATCTTTTGCCACTCGCGGTGGGCAAAGCCGTTGCGGTCGCGCCGGGTGATCAGCTGCTCGGCACAGAGCTGTTGCAGGTATTCCGCATCGACCTTTGGTAGGTGCACGAAGCCGGCCGGGTAGATCGGAGTGACGCCGTCTTCGGCCACCTTGGCGCTCTTGCGCAGGTTGTTGTAGAACTCCAGCTTGGCGATGCCGCCTGCCACCGGGAACACCTTGATGCCCCGGCGCAGCTTCTTACCGCTGGCGGTGGCGTCCACCGCCGTGGGCGTTCCGATCAGCGCCGCACCACCGGCAATGCCCTTGATCGGCATGAGCCGGGTATCGCGCACACTGCGCACGAAGGCGTAGGCCTCCTGGGTGGCGTAGCCGGTATCCAAGGCCAGGCGCGCCAGGCTCAGCTGGCAACCACTGCTGTGGGTCCAGGTCTCGCTCATCAACTTGCCCAGGGCTGACCAGACTTCCGCGCGGGCGGTATCCCCCATCAAGATCCGGTGCTCCACCAGCCACGCCGCCTTGCCGCGCCCGAAGGCCCAGACCGAGACTTCGATGCGGTCCTTCTGCACGTCGGCACCAGCAGTGAGCAGCAGGCCACCGGCAGGGACGCTGCCGATGCGGTAATCCTCACGGCGCTCCAGCAGGCGCTGCCAGTCGGGCGCTTCGCCCTCTTCGACCCAGGTCTCACCCAGTTCGGTGTTCTTGAAGGTCTTGATGGCCGATGCCGATCGGGAATCCGACATCGCGGCCGACTCCCAAGCGCGGGCAATCTCGATCCAGCTGCGCCAGCCCACCGGGCTGTAGAGACTGGAAAGATGAAACCCTGCCGTGCGTCCGGCTTGTTCTGGCGCGCAGGCCTGCCACTGGCCGTTGTCCAGCATCCAGGTCTTGTGGTGCTCGGCAATCGGCTGGCTGCAAGACTCGCAGATGTATGCCGCCGTTTCCGGCTGGCCGCGCTCCCAGCGCAGCTGCTCAAACCGCAGCCACTGGCGGTGATCGCAATGCGGGCACGGCACGAAGTAGCGGCGCTGATCCGACGATTCGAACTCGCGCTCCACCGCACTGGCCCCGGCAATCGTTGGGGTCGAGACGATCAGCATCTTGCGCCGGGCAAAGGTACGGGTGCGCGCCTCAGCCAGGGAAATCGCATCGCCTTCGCCTTCCACATCCAGCGGATAGCCATCGACCTCATCGAGGAAGAGGTAGCGCACCGGCATGGAGCGCAGTCCCACCGCGCTGTTGGCGCCGGTCATCACCAGCACGCCGCCATGGAACTCCTTGGCGAGGATGGTGTTGCCCGAATCGCGACTGCGCGCCGGGGCGATGCGCTCCTGGATCGCAGGGCTCTCCTCGATCAGCGCGTCGATCCGCTGCTTGGAAGCCCGCTTGGCCATCTCGACCGTGGGCCACACCGCCATCATCGGGCCCGGGGCGTGGTGGATCACGTAACCCACCCAGTTCAGGCCCAGCTCCGTGCCGCCCACCTGCGCGCCTTTCATGAACACCACGCGTTCGATCGGCGACATGGGTGACAAGCAATCCATGATCTCGCGCAGGTACGGCGTGCGGCTGGTGCGCCAGCGGCCTGGTTCGGAGGCGGCCTTGCTGGAGAGCACCCGGTGCTTGTCCGCCCACTCGGAGACGGTCAGCAGCGGATCGGGCGTGAGCCCCTCGCGCCAGGCGCGTTCGATGGCGTCCCAGCCTTCGTAAAACAGCTCGTCCATGATCAGTCCACCTTGGCCTGCAAGTCGCCCAGGTCTTGCAGTTGCTGGCGCACCGCAGCGTCCAGCGCCACATGTAAGACGTGCGGATCGACGCCCAGCCCTGCGGCCATCTGCGAGGAGATGCGTGCCGGCCAGTTCAGCCAGGCATCGCGCTCGGCCCGGGCCAGCTTGAACACATGGGCCACGGCCTGTGACCGATCGACCAGTTCGCCCTTCAATCGGGCCAGGCGCACCTTGTTGGTCTGCGCCTTGACCACCTCGTTGACGGTGCGCGCCTGCAGCAGTGATGTGCCGCCAGATGACAGTGCCGGGGTGGGCGGCTCAGGCGTTTCCCGTTGTGGTCGTGCGGCAGCCTGCGGCGTCTCGCGGGAAGATGCGGAAACCTGCGGGGCCGGTTTGTCGCTGGGCAAGTCCGCTACCGACCGCCGGGTTGGCGTGGTGTTGGCCGCCCACTGGGCATCGGCCACCACCGGATCGATGGTGCCGTCCGGCAGCTGGCTGATGCGCCCGGTGTCGATGGCCTTCTTGACGGCCACGTGCGACACGCCTCGGTGGCGCGCGTAGGCGCGAATGGACAGTCCCATGGTGTTGATCTACTCAGTGCAAGTGGGTGGCCTCCTCGAGGTATGGGTCAGGCAAAGGCGAGTGAATCACCCGGGATAAGAAAGCGCTTGGCTTCTGTGGCGCACAGCGCGTGAATGCGGGTGTCGATTGACAAGCAACCCACCAAGGAGCCCCTAATGGCCAAACCCAAGCAACCTACCGCACTCTCCCCCGACGAGATCGAGCTCTTGCTCGAATCGATCGCCCAAGACCACCTGTTCATCGAAACCTTGCAAACCCGCCACCGCGACAGCCTGGACTTCCACGACGTGAGCGTCTGGGGTGTGAAGAGCGCCTTGCAAGCCGCGTTTGACGCCGGGCTGCGAGCCGCCTGCGGCGCACCAAAGCAGGCCGTGCACCGCACGCGCAAGGCCCACCCCGGCAACGGCAGCGCCGCCACCCTGCAAGCGTGAGGGAACCATGACCATCTCACTCAACCCCAACCAGCAGGCCATCCTGGAGCACGCCGTGCAAGACAGCGGCGGCAAGATCGCTTGGTTCCCCGAGCACATCAAGGGCGGCGCCCGTGCCAAGGTGCTCGAAGGCTTGTTCAAACGCGCCCTGATCACGCCCGATGGCGATGACTGGGTGGTGGCCGCCGAGGGCTACGACGCCCTGGGACTGCCCCGACCAGGCGCCTTGCCGCCGACCATCACGCTAGACGATCCAGAGCTGGAGGCCGATGTCGCCAGTGCCGAGGCCAGTTGGCACCAGCCCGCCAAGAACAAGCCGGTTCGCACCCGCGCCGACAGCAAACAGGCGCTGGTGATTGGCCTACTGCAACGCCCTGAAGGTGCCACGATCGCGCAGATCATGGAGGCCACGGGGTGGCAACAGCA